GGCGAACATGGCGTGAAGATCGTAGACGAAACCCAGATGATCCAGGGCGTGGAATAGAAACCCGCCATGGCCACACCAAACCGGCGTCACGCTTGGATGCGCCAGAACCGCGCCAAGGTCGAACTCCCCTACGCCAGCCATGACTTCGGGGCGCTGCATGACTGCGTGCCAAGGCGCATAGTCGCGCTCAACAAAGATGGTTTCGGCAGAGTTCATCGAGCCTTGCGCGCGGATCTAGTCGCGCCGCACTTTGCGCCGCATGGCTCGAAGGGAATATTACGTTAGTGAAGCTTTTCGGGCAAGCCTACAAGCCACCAGCCGCCAAGCGCCTCTCGATATCGGCGATGTGGTCTAGCAGATCCTGCCATTGCCGTTGAAACTGAGGCGTCGGACACCCCTTCTCATCAACGATCGGGATGCTCGGGAAAAGCTGGTTCAGCTCGTTCATGGGCGTAGCAGCCATGTCAGGGCCTTTCGTTGAACTTGGCGGTCCGGACCATGAAGGTATGGTCCCCGCTCACGCGCCATTCAAACAGACGTCCAGGCCTGCCCATGACGCCAAGCTGGCATTCGAGCGTGCTCCAGATAACCGACAGGTCGAAATCACCGGCGTAGCCCAAAGGCTGCGATTCCCAGACATTCCAGGTCTTGCCGCGATCGTCGCTCCACCGCATCTCGATATAGACCGGCGTTTCCAAGCTTGGGTTCGACCCAACGGTGCAGTCAAGAATGACGTTCGAACAGCGAAGGGTCTTGATGAGGTCGATCCACCCGCTGAAACGGCGCTCAATCGGCTTGCCATTGTCGTTGTTCGCCGAGACGGTGAGAAAATTGACTTCCCCGTTCTGCCCCCCAACAACAAAGCGCCCGTCACCAAACGGAGCCGCGTAACGCCCCTCGAAATCGGTTCGATCGTTCGTTTTCCAGCGAGACCATGCCTTGGTCGTCACGTCATAGGCCCATGAACCCTGAGCGCCCATGTTGACGACGTAATAGAGATGTCCATCCTCATCCGCAGCCACAAACGCGTTGAGATCGGCCTCATTCGCCTGGCGCAAAAGACCCTCAATGGCCGGATCGCTGATCCTCTGGGGGTTTGGAGCGGTTTGCAGGACGATGCGCTCCTGCCGGCCGATCCAGAACAGGGTGTTTTCGACCTTCGCGATGGTCTGACGCGCAATGCAGCCAAAAGCGAAGTTTCTACCGATGATGGGCTGAAACGGTAGGTCGGGATTGGACGACGGTTGCCAAACCTCGATGGTCTGACGGCCAAACAGCCAGATCTCGGACCCGATAACCTTTACCGCGACCAACTGATCTGGCTCGCTTTCGGCGGACGCGAAGTTCAGCGCTCCGAATGTCGTCGTGTTGACGTCGGACCAATAGAACATCTGCGAGTTTCCCCGCGTGACCAGATACCTCTGGTTCGAGGCGTCCACCGACGTTGCTGCGAAGTCGTCCGGGAGCGCCACTTGCAGGGTCTGGCTGTAGTTCGTCGCGTAAAGTGCGGTTCCGGTTGCAATCGCCCCGTAGTTGCTAAGAGAGTCCTGGCCAATGCTGGCCATTGTGACGGGCTCGGTGCCGGGAACAGACCCTGAGATGTACGCGTATGCAGAGCCATTGAGGATATTCCAGGCGCGAATCTGGGTTCCCGATACCATCGAGAGCGCATAGTTGTTCGAGGGGGACTCGTTGTAGAAGACGCCACGCGTGGAGCCCACAACCCCGGTTTTCCACAGAAGAAGCGCCGGCCGGCCAGACAGGGACGCGCCATCCTCGGTGTTTGCTGGGTCGTCTTCATAGCGCATGTTCTGCACGATGAGTTCTGGATTGTCCGGGCGGCGATATGCGCTCTTTGGGATCAGGATTTTCGGCACTAGAACTGCCCCTGACCATATGGAGCGCCATAGTTCCAGGGCTTCATGAAGGTCGATCCCGTGCGGTCGAAATCCAGAAGCTTCTGATAGAGCTGATCAGCTCTGGCTTGGATGCGCCGCTCAGTCGCCGGGCTCGTCGTAGCCACGTCGATGGTATCGATCATGCGAGACGCCAAGCCATAGACAGCCGTTTCCATCCACTCTTGGGGAAGGTCAAGGTTGTCATCCAGATCATCCGTCACGTCGTCGATGACGCGCGCCCCAGAATAGGCGATTTCGATGATTTCGTTCGCGACAGGCCAGAGGCTAAGCTCGATGTCCGTGCGTTGCTTGTTGAGCGAATAGCACGTCGGGAAGCCCACGGCGTCTTTGTTGGGGAGCGATCGGTAGTCACCCCATTCTAGCCTTGCAAGCTCGCGTTGATAGGTCACGCCGCCCACGAAGCGCGCCTCCATCACGTCGAGAACGCGAGGGTCAAGCGTCACCGTCTTGGTATTGGCCGGCACGGTGACGGTCTCGTCGGAGAGGCGCCACAGGTTGCAGCCGTCAGCCTGCCAGGACTTGAGCATCATGTTCAGGACGTTGGCGCAGATCAGGCCGACACGCGACGTGACCTCACCGTTCTGAAGCGGCCCACCAATCACAAGCATGGCCTGGCGCGCAATGTCGCGGACCGTCATGGACCCGGAGATAGTACCAGAGGTTGGCATCAGGCGTACGGGCTCGGAACGTCAACGAAAAGGGGCGGAGGTTCTGGCTTGGCGTCCGGAATGGCGAGGCCCTCAGGCCAGACTTGCGGAGGCGTCATCTCGGGAGGCTTAGGATCCCAACAAGTGTCAGGACACACCCAAAGGCCGGTCCATTCCTTGCGGAGAGCCCCAAAGCCCTTGCGACGCCGTTTCGAGGCGCATCGATCGCAGATGCCCCATGGCCCAAGCTGGGGCTCATAGTCGGGAGCGCCAGACGAATCTGGACCCCATACGCCGGTTGAGGAGTTCGTGGTCATGTTGGCTCCTCTAAGAAAAAGGGGCCGGATCGCCTGAGACCCGACCCCCTTGGAATGGAAACAGCGTGGTGCTGTTTACTCAGATCCCAGGATTCCCATAGACCCCACGGAAGTCTCCCCAGCCACAGCTGAAGCGAACCGTGCTCTTGGCCTTAGCGTTCTCGGTGTCGAACTCGTTGTCTTTTTCGAGTTCGCCAGGACGACGACGCCACATCGAGAGCAGGCCATCCGGAACGTTGGTCTTCAGGAACCAGGCGTCCGTGTCGGTCAGGTACGGGTTCACGACGACGCCGCCGGGGATCATGCCCATGGCCTTCGTGGCGTTGATGTCGTTGTTGGCCGTGCCGGTGCGCAGTTGCGTTTCCAGAACACGCGTGGCGTTGAACGCGTCGTACGTCGAGACGATCAGTTTCTCGGCGGTCGGATTGATGTTCAGGCCGCGAGCGTTGCGGGTCTGCATGATTTGCTTCAGGCCGTCTTCCAGTGAGGTTTCGCTGAAGTCAGCAGCCGTCAGCAGGTTCGACTGAGCGCCCGAAGCGGTCGGGTGAGCCGCCGAGAACAGCGGAACACCATCGCCGCCCAGATAGGGAGCCGAGTTGGTGAAGCCGTTGTTCAGGACGTTGGCGTGGATCGTCTCGACCGTGGTTTTGATCGAGAAGGTCAGCGACTTGCCACGGCTCTTGGAAACCTCGGCGTACAGATCGTCTTCGACCTCTTCGCGGGTCACGATGTAACCCAGGCCCCAGACCATGTGCACGAAGGTGTTTTTCACGCCTTCGAAGTCCGAGTCGTAGATGATCGACTGACCTTCAGGCTTCTGCTGCGCCAGACCAAAGCCGGTGGCTTCGATGACGTATTCATAGGCCTTGTCCGAGTCGCGATCCTCGAACATCTGGGACCACAGCGGATCCCATTCCTTGTATTGCTTGCCGAACCAGGCCTTTACCCCAGGCCACAGGGCGTCGGGGTGATTCGAACGAGTGATGACACCGCCAGCCATTGCCGCGATCCCCTATTAAACGCCGGTGCCGGTCGGCAGACCAGCTTCAGTCGGCAGGTTGATGCGGACGTGAGCCTTGCAGTACTGACCCAGAGCGTTGTCCGGCGACTGCGCGATGCCCACGATGCGGAGCTGATAGGTGTTCGACGTGCCCTTGGTGGCCGTGTCCATGTACCAGCCCGAACCAGTGATGCGGTTACCCGTACCAGAGGCGAGAATCGAGTTGGCGTTCAGGTCAGCAGCAGCAAGCGTCGTGGCCTGGATTTCGAAGGTGACGTTCGGGTCATCCTCGACGATCACGTAACCCGCCTGACCAGCCGGAAGGCCGCCATAGGTGATCAGGTTTTGCGTACCATCCGGCAGGAAGCCGACGATAGCGCCCGTGATGTAGTTCGTCGCGCCGGCCGTGGCGATATCGACGGTCGGAACGCCAGCGGCGTCAGCCGAGCCCGTGATGATCACCGGGTCACCGATGAACAGGTTCGTAGCGTGCGCGGACGTCACGTAGTAGGTGTTGCCGCCACCGGTCCACATGCGGTTGGACTGGTCGCGGACAGGTCGAAGACCTTGAGGCGAGTTGGCGTTAGCCATGATGAGGTTCCCTTAGGGGGCGTAGGCCCCACGGCGTTTGATCGATGAACCAGACGCCACGTAAGCGTTGGTCGCCTGCGGAATATTGCCAGGAACTTGCGAGACCAGTTCTTGCTCGCTCTTGGCAATCCGTTCAGCGCCTTTGCGCTTGTCCTCTTCGTAGTAGTCCATCGGCTTGCGCAGCAGATAGGCATAGAGCGCTTCGCCCGTCTTCTTGGTCCCGACCTGACGACGCACCTTGTCCCCTTCACCGGCCTCATGGCCGCTCAGGGTGCAGATGTCCCAATCATCACGAACCGTCAGGTCCTCGATGCGGGAGTTGTCGTCGTTGGCCCAGTAGTATGCGTGTTCCTTGTCGTTCGCGAACTCAGCCGGCAAAGCCAGCTTCATGTGATGGGTCTTGTCGAGATCCGCATCACGACGACGGCGGCGTTCACCTTGAATCGCTTCAGCGCGAATTCCGCGAGGCATCAGGCATTCTCCTTGAACCAGGACTTGGCATATTCTTCCTTGGACAGACCGAACGACTTCAGGGTCTTTTCGGACATAGCGCCTTGGATATGCTTGGGCAGATCGTTCCAGCCCTTCTCGCGGGCGGCTTGGACCGGAGAGCGCTGCGCTCCACCGTGGACGGCGGGAGGGGCCTTTGATGGGCGCTCCTCAGGCTCGTCGTCGAACAACTCGGGAAATCTCTTTCGGACTTCCGCCTCAGCGGCTTCAAGTTGAGCCGCAACACTACCGCCAGTATTCGCGATTTCTCCAGCCTTGGCAATAGCAAGCTGAGTGGCGGCTTGATTGGTGTTGAACCAACTGTTTTTGACGGCGAAGGCTTCGGCCTGAGGATCGGGCCGGGCTGCCGCCTTGTCGCGATCGGCCATGGCCTGGCGGGCGTCGTCCATGTCGCCGGATTCGACCGCAGCGGCAATGCGCGCCTCGGCATCCTCGATGGCCTTCTGACGCACCTTTTCCATGCGATCGGCGGCGATGCGGTTCGATGACTCGACCTGCTTCTTCAGCGCCTTGAGCATCTGAGGCGTGCGCTTGAGGAACTCATCAGCGTCGCGCCAGTCGTCAGGGTTGCCTTTCCACTTCTCCTTGGGAGACCAGCCCATTTCCGACGCGACTTCGTGCATGATGTCGGTTGGAGTCTTTTCGGGGGCGGCATCTGCTACAGCAGCGGAAACGTCCGGAGCAGCCTCCTGGACAGCGATAACGTCAGTCATTCGACCCTCCTTCAGGGATCACTGCGATGATGTCTTTGTCCTTGCAGACTCGGTATTCGGTGCCTGTGATGGGTTGCTGAACCACCGTCCCAGCGAACTTGGCGTATAGGACGCGATCCCCAGGCTTGGGCCGCTTGGCCATGTGTTCTTCAGGCCACGTGTCATAGTTGAAGGCCAGAGGCGAGACAGCAAGCAACGTGCCCATCATCATCGCAGCGTCCTTGTTCTCCTTCACCTCGTCGGGAAGGATGATGCCCCCCTTGGTCTTGCCGGATTCGATGCGATCGGGCTCGATGACGACGTTGAATTCTACGGGGGAGATCCAGAAGGTCACTTCTCGTCTCCCGCAGCAGGATCATGGCCATTGAATTGGCAGAAACCCTCGTAATCTCCGTCACGAGGAGCCAGATAAGCGTCAGCCCGCGTTTGGCATTCCTTCAGGAACAGCGGGTCCGGGTTGTTCTTCTCCCAACTCGCCTCCAGCCACGCCTTGGATTGCAGCTCCGAGGCCGTCGCCATTGCCTTGAACACCCATTGAGACACTGGGTGCTCCCTCCAGATTAGAAACTCCTCCCTCGTGGGTTGCCCCGAGGACAAACGCTGCATGTGTGGCTCCTTCAGCCTGCGCTTCACCCGTCGTTGCACGGGCGTCTGCTAGATCTTTCGCCGCCTTGGCCTTGGTCTCTTCGATCTTGGCCGTATTGAGGGCGGTTTCGCTCTTGGTCTTGTCGATGTCAGCCAGCACATTCGGCGGCGGACCTTGAGGCTGCGCGATAAGCGCCTCGATATCGTCGATTTGCGCGGCTTCGAACACGCGCTTGACGGCTTCCTGCGGATTGATCACGCCAGGGAATGCGGCTGCGGCCTGTTGGATGACCTGAGCCTTGGCCAGGGCCTGAGCGCGCGTCACCACGGACGGATCACTCACCGGAACG